ATAGTTCTATCTGTAAACTTTCGTATTTCATTTGTTGCTAAATCTATCCAGTCTTGTTGGTTCATTTGATTGGTAGCCATAGTAACTGTTTGAGAAGAAGGACATAATAAGATATGTTCAGTTTTACCTGTGTACCATCCTTTGAAAGTACAATCTATACCTTTTTGTTCTAACTCTCTTAATCTTTTACCATTACCAACCTTACCTCTAACTGTATGTAATTCTCCCTTTACTATTCTAAAATAAGTTTTATCATAGTCGTGTATAATAGGACTAGGGTATCTAGTTATCTGCTTAGTCATATAACCTAGATCAACATACCACCATTCCTCTTTCTTGTTCTCACATTCTTGTATCTTTTCTATCTGGTTGTCACCTAGACCCCAGAAAAAGTGTACAGTTTTATCCGTTTCTGGCCAACCTTCTTTAAAGTGAGGCCAAAGTTCGTGTGATAAACAATCTTGTCTAGTTATTTTGTGATAAACATTCATAGTAATATTTCTGTGCCGCTTTCATTTTAGGTTTAGGTCCATATCCTCTAGCGAATTGTAAACCTATGTATTCATCTGTTAAATTTTCTTTTCTGAATTGATCTCTAATTAAATATATCTGACCAAAAGAATACTTGCCTCCACCATATCTTATCTTTTGCCATAATCTATTACCACTTTTAGAGTATTCTGTTTTCAACCAGTTGTATATATCTTCTTTTGGTTTTAAAACTTTTCTATTAACTATAGTCATAAAGTCGGCCGTTTTTGTCTTTGCTTTTTGTTTCTTAACTTCAGGTAAATCGTATGTAGTATATTCTTTATTATAATGACTATCTAATTCTGCCCCTATCAATGTAAAATCTCTTGTGCCTTGTTGTGTGGCTAGTATTTCATTTATTACATGTGGTATACTAGACTTAGCAAACCATATATCAGTTCTCATTCTGATAACAATTTGTTCTTTGACTTTTGGTAAAGCTTTATAAAAGTCCCATATCTGATTAGGTGCTGAAATTGTAAAGTCATCATTTGACCTATCATCTTTACACTCATCATAGATATTAAAGGCTGTAAATTCAGATAGAGCGTTAAAAAGGAGTTTATGATTTTCTCTTCCTATATTCTCAAATCTTCTTTCACCTGTGTAAACGAATCCTATATCCATTTCCTATTATCAACTCCTCTAGTTTATTATATGGTACATCTTTCCAAGGTTCAAAATTTTCAAGCCAATCAAGTGCTGGCTTCATTTTATCCACACCGTCCCTACTGTTACAATAACTTAATAGATAATCATAACAAACTTGTTTGTCGTTAGGGTACTCTTTGTATGTTTGCCTTGTTAAATATAATCTACATAATATTTTTCTTCTTCTATTTTTACTTATAATTTTAAAACATTTATTACCACTTCTTAAATCATTTGGTCTCATAGAGTTCAACTCTTTCATTGTATCATCATAACTTAATAACTTATCTCTCTTAGCAATAATCATAAAATCTTCTACAACTTTAAACTTATTTTTAACTTCATACTCTACGCCCATTTCACCCTCTAGCCAATTTGATCCTAGAAAGGCAACATCATTCTCACCATTTAGAATCTTATTTAATTCACTCATTATAACATCAATTGATGACTTTGTAAACCATAGGTCGTTTCTCATTCTAATAATATAAGGGTTTTTAGTCAATCTTACAGCATTTATATACTGCCAAACCTGTACACCACCACCTTGGCCTCGTCTTAGGTTGTCTGGATGCCAATAGGCGTCATTACCACCTCTAACAAACGGACAATTGGTAAACTTCTTCTCACCATCACCATTATAAAATTTATGTATCTGGTAATCTTTTAGTCTGTCAAAAAACATCTGGTGATTTTTAGACCTAATGGTCTGATTATGTCTAATGTCGCCAGTGTAAACAATATCTATCATAGAAAGTCTTTTAAATTATCCGTATCTCTCTTTAGATTTATTGATGTAGTTCTAGGATATGGGTTGGCCTCATTGTAATCATTGATTGTAATTCTTCTTACATTCTGTAGACCACTTACTAACTCATAGTCTTTAAAACCTAGACTATCTAATATCTCTCTTGTTCTATCATCATATTTTTTATGTCTGGCTGTGGTAAATATTATTTGTGAACCATTGTTTTGATATTTTAACATGATCTTTACATTTTCCTCTAATGCTACTGGTGCTTCATGGTACATGGCCTTTGGTTGTGCCTTAATTATTGTACCATCTATGTCACAGAAAAATACTGGTCGGTCATTGTATTCAAACCAATCTTGTGCTGTGCCTACATCAACATAATTTGTTATAGGTTTTTCTAAAAATATATGATTTTCATGTAAACAATCTTGTATAATATGAGATACAAATAATTCTGGTAAGTTTTTACTTTGTAGTTTTTTAAATGTTTCTTTAAATAAACCTACTCTATCAAACTTATAACCACCTACACAAAATTTATCTGATACAACTTTCTTTTCTATAATACCATTAATTATACCTTGGTCATTTGATACAACAAAACTTTTACTTGCTAATCTTTTTAATACTTCATGTTCGGTAATACTAGATGTACAAACATAATTACCCTCTGTCGGTATATGATCAAAGAAACTATCACAATCTTTTATAAAAAACTCTTTGTCATCTGATATGTTGGCCTTCTTTAGTATCTCGTAAACAGTATGAGCAGGACCTGTAGTGAGTTCGTCTAATATAACTACATTGACCAGACTATCGTATGTATTTTTTATATAGTTTGCTATGTTATATTTTATATCATGTTCTTTTAATATTCCTATTGTAACATTGTATTTGCCAATGTAATATTCTATTGCTCTTTCAAACATCATCATACCCTTATAATCAGTGAGGGTAAATTTAGGTCTCATATTAGGAAATCTTGTTGATAATCCAGCTGCTGGTACTATTATTTCCATAATCTATTCATTTCTTTTGTTAATAGTTTTTCTTCTTTACTAAATGGTTTTGTATATCTATAAACTCTTAATAACATTAAAATCAATAGATAGTTATTGTTTGCTAATTTAAACTCCTCTAATAATTTATCCTGTATGTTTTCTAACTTAACATCTAATCTATAGTCGGAGTTTCTTAAAAACCATTTACATTCTAAATCTTGTCTTAACTTTACTACATCAAATATATATGAATCATATTCACTGGTCATACCATCTATTAGATAAAATTTGCCATCTTCACCATATATCATATTCTCTAATGTTAAATCACCAAAGTATTTTGACCTAGGTAATCTCTTTGGTAGTTTATCTAACAGTTCTTCTTTTGTAAAATTCATGTCAACAGGTAACTTGACATATTTAAGTTTGTCTTTATATACATCTGTATAGTCTGCCAAATGTACATTTTCACTAAACTTTTTTAGTATATCAATTAAGAAATCTGTAAGTCTATTGGTACCTCTTACTGCCAGGTAAGACTTCATATCTAAACCATGTATATACTCCATGTCTAATACATTTTCACTCATAGAATAGATTTTAGGTACATTAAAGTTCTTTGACAATTCATTTAGTTTAATATAGTTTCTATCTGTATTGTTCATCTTTCTAATGAATAGACCTTTATCACCTCTCATAAGATATATTTTACTACCAGAAAAACCTTTTAACTCTTTTATTGTGTTTTCTGCCATCTACTTCTTGCCCTATCAAAACCTATTTTATATTTTCTTTTTCTGTCGCCTTTGTAATCATAAAATAAAGCTTCTTCAAAGAAGTATTGGCCGTCAACGTTTGTGCCTAATACATCACCACCATATGGTATCACTAAAATTTTACAACCCATAAAATTATGTAATCCTAAATTACCCGATCCTTTTTTACCTTTTGTTAGTACACCATGTTCATAAAATATATTTTCATAACTTCTTTGGTCTCCGTACCATGCCCTACTATCTGGTTTCATTTTGTAAAACATTTCTAATCTATAGTTAAAGAAATTAATAGTATTCGGAGTTCTTTTCTTTTGTATTATTAAGGCATTGTTTACTTTTGATTGTCTTCTTAATGGTATGGCAATATCAAAATCAGTATCATCAAGCCATTTGTTAAAATTACCATTGACTATATGGTCACAACCAGTAGATATAATAGGGCCATCTATATCTGCCTCATTAAATACATATGTTTCTGCTAGAGTTTTTGATTCAATTATATTTTTATCTTCTAATCCTTTTACTCTTATCATATTAAAAGATGGACCTATATCTGGTTTTACCTCTGTAATTCTATCACTTGCTATATGAAACTTTGCCTGTTCAGGTTTATGCCACCATGCCATGGTTTCTCTGTATCTATTTAAATAATAATCATATCCTTCACCAAAACTATTGAAGTGTTTTACTTCTTCAGGTTCATCAACGCCGTCATCAAAATTTTTTCTTTTAAAAAATGGTACAAAATTAATCATATTGTTTTATTACCTCAATAACTTTCTTATAATCCACACCTGGATAAATTGGTAAACTAACTTGTTGGTCAGAGATAGTATTTGTTACTGGTAATATATACTTATCTGTTTTATAGGCAGGCAATTTATGTACAGGTAAAGAGTAATGGCATTTTAATTCAACACCTTTCTCTTTAGCATATGAAATAAGTTTATCTCTATTAGGATGTAATATAGAATATATGTGATAACTATGTTTTACACTAGGGTTTACTAAACAATTATTAAAGTGTTTGTCATATTCTTTAGCAATTAGTATTTTATCATCTAATACTTTTTTAAAATGATCTATCTTGTGATATAAAAATCTAGCATTGATTGTTGACATTCTATAATTATAACCTATCTCATCTTCTTTCCAACTTCTTGCCTCTGTAATATAGTCGTTGTACTCTTTATTCATAGTAACACAAGCACCAGCGTCACCAAAGGCACCTATACCCTTGCCTGGAAAGAAACTAAAAGTACCTATGTCACCAAAGGTGCCTACATGTTTACCTTTCTTATAAGTACCGTGTGCTTGTGAGCAATCTTCTATTAGTTTTACATTATAAGTTTGACATATATTAGCAATCTTTTCTATATCTGCTGAATTGCCATACAAATGAACAACTACAACTGCCTTAATATTAGGGTTGTTATCTAATGTCTTTTTTAATATATTTGGATTCATACAGTATGAGTGTGGCTCTATATCAACATACACAGGTTCAGCACCTACATATTTTATGGCAGCCACCGTTGCTCTAAAGGTATGAGATACCGTAGCAACTTGATCACCTTGTTTAATACCTATAGCTTCTAGTGCTAAGTGTAAGGCAGCCGTACCACTAGATACACCTACACAATAATTGGCACCTGTAAACTGTCTAAATTTACTTTCAAATTCTTTTGTATCATAGATAAAATTGTTATTACTCATTATAGAATCTAGTTCAAGTCTTGCCATGTCTTTTACACTATTGGTAATTGCTGACATATCGTAATATTTTACCATTGATTTACCCAACTTTGTATTTTATGTGATCTTTCTAATGATGTTAATGGTTGTCTGTCTTCTTTTACACTGTTTTTAAATTCTTCATAGCCTTGTGCTAATGCCTCAATCATATCAGGTATTTCTATGTTTCTATAACCTTTGACGGAGTTAATATTATAGTCATCACCTATTTGGCCTGTGTCATATACTTTTACCTTTTCAACTGATATGTCATCAAATACAATAGATGAATTTGAGCCTGCTAATATGATTTCTCTTTTCTTAACAGGACTTACCCAATTTACATTTATGGTAGCAGTAAAATTATTTGTAAATTTTAAATTTAATATTGATTGATTTGCTTTATCGTTTATATGATTGTTCTTTATGATACTTCTTTTATCTAACACTAGGTCTGGATACAAATAATCTAGTATAGATAGGTCGTGTATTGCTAAATCTAATATGGCGTCCACATCTTTTTGAAATAAACCTAAACTAATTCTATGACTATCATAATAAAGTGGTTTACCTATGTCTATTGTTTTGATCTTTTGTATCGCTGGGTGGTAAACAAATGTATGATCTACAAAAACTTTATTATCACCTCTGATCTTAATTAATTGTGATATATCTTTTGTATTAATACAAGCAGGTTTTTCTATCCATACATTTTTACCTGACACTAAAAAGTGTTTTGCTAAATCAAAGTGTGTATCTGCTTTTGTAGCAATTGCCACCGTATCATATTCTAAATCACTTTGATATAGTTCTTGCCAACTAGAAAAATAATTAATGTCGTAAAGTTCTTTTGCTTTAATTAAATTGTCTTCATTGTTATCACATATGCCTACTAAATCTTTACCAAAGACTCTGGCTAAGTTCTTACCCCAATATCCATAACCTATTAAACATATTCGCATATAAATTTACCATTCTTATATAGACTTCGTTTTACCTCTTTGCCGTTTACAATAGGGTATTGAAAGGCAGGAAATATTAAAGCTCTCAACTTATTATGTGTTTTCAAATCGTACTTCTCTATTATAAATTCTCTCAATTCTTTATAGTTAGCACTATTTCTATCGTAATATTTGCCAGCAAGTTCTTCATTTTGTGGTTTAGATTTATAATTATCATATGTAATATCTTCTATTCTACTTTTAAATAATTTAACTGCTGTTTTCATTAACTTGATATAGTTATCTTGTGCTGTATCATTTTTTCTAATCTTGTATTTCATTTGTGATATAATAGGTCCACCATCTATACTATTATCCATTTCGTGTAAAGTTACACCACTGTACCTCTCACCATTATATAACTGAAAGAAGTTAGTATGGCAACCTCTATACTTTGGTAATAAACTAAAATGTAAATTAAAAAGTTTCTTTGATTTAAAGTTTTCTGTTTTAATAATCTTGTCAAACTCTACTGAAAAGAATAACATATCTTCTAAATCATAACAATCGTTTAATCTGTATTCTGTATATCTATTCTTTAGTAAATACTTTTTAAAAGAAGGCTGCCAACCATCATTTACATCATCATCTGAATTACAAACACCTATAATTTCGTGTTTAGGATAATTGTTTATTAAATACTTGTGTACATCAACAGCACACTGATTTTTACCTGCTACTACAATCTTACTTCTTAGCATACACAAACTCTGATTTTATTCTATATACTCTCTTGTAATCTATTTCTTCAAAGTATCTATCAATATCAACAGCTGATAGTCCATGTCTTTCTAATATTTTTTGTTTTACTTCTACATGAATATATGGCTCATCTCTAGTAATTAAACCCTCAGCACCTTGTAATACTTTGATCTCATATCCTTCGGCGTCAATCTTAATATAATCTATCTTAGGTAATTTTATCTCATCAAGTCTTCTAATCTGTATTTCTCTATTACCATGATCGGAAACATATGTGTTACCTGTTTCTTCGGGTATGTAATTTACCATGACCTTTTCATTTGTATTACCTAGACCAAAATCAAATAATAAGTAGTTGTCTTTTTCTACATTCTTTTTTAAACATTCTCTTACATCTGATATAGGTTCAAAGGCATACACCATCTTAAACTTATCTTGTAAATCTTTTAACCAAAAACCTACATGAGCGCCAACATCTAAACAGTTATTAAATTCTACACCTTCAGTTTTTAAGAAGTTTAGTATACCATCTCTATGTTCTTTTTGATAATTGCCATCTAAAATCCATCTATCAAAGTCTGTGTCTGTATCTGGTAACCACCAGCCTTTTACTTGTTTCACTTTCTAATCTCCTTAGCTTTACTCATTTGATTTTTCTCTAATACAACCACATTGTCATAAAAAGATATACTGTTTGTTGAGTTTACAAATCTTACCTCTGTGTCTTTAAAAGGATATGATTGAGCAATCTTACCAGGCATTGTTTTTCTAATATTAATGTCGTCAATCTTATTCTTCATGTGTGTCATAAAATTATCAGGACTATTTAAGTCTTTATTCTTCCAATAGTTTAGTTCTATGTCTTCTATTAGATACACACCAGGCATTTTTAAATGGTAATACATTTCTTCAAAGGTAGTCTTTTGGTCTTTCGCCCTATGGCTACCATCATCTATTATAATATCTATTCTAGGTATCTTTGCCTTAACATTTCTTAAAAAGGATACATCACCTTGGTCGCCTATGAATATTTTAGTTCTATCTGATTCATGTTGTTGGCATTCTTCGTCTATGTCTATACCATATATGTTTGCCTTAGGAAAATACTTTTCCCACAATCTCATTGAGCCACCTTTTAGTACACCTATCTCTAGTATGTTTATTGGTTGGTCTCTATAATCAGCAAAGTGTCTGTCGTATATCGGTCCATAATTAGACCATTTTAAAATACTTTCACCTGTGTGTTCGTCAAATAATTGTTGAAAAGTTTTCATATTTTCAACCACCTTTCATTGTTTAGTGTCCATTGTACCACTTGTATAATTCTTTCATCTATTGATACTTTAGGTTCCCAACCTAACTCTTTCATTAAGTTACCATCTAAAGCATATCTTAAATCATGGCCAGGTCTACTAGTATGAAAGTCTACCATCTCATATTTAAGTTCTACATTTTGGGCCTTGGCAATATTTTGTGCTAATTGTAAGTTATCCCACTCAACAGGTCCTACTAAATTAAACTTATGACATTTAGCACCACCAAAATCTTTAGGCAAGGCGTCTATTTTATCCTGATTGTTTAATAAAAATAGACAACCATCTGCCACATCTTTAGCGTGAATATAATGTCTGCTACCTGGTATAGTTTTACTTTCGTCACTATGTATTGTTACTGACTCACCATCTCTTGCTTTTCTAATAACCATTGGTATAAATTTCTCGGGGTGTTGTCTTTCACCAAATACATTCATTGTGTGGGTAATGTACATGGGCATACCATAACTATTTTCAAAAGCAACAGCCAATTCTTCACCACCAGCTTTTGTTGCTGAGTATGGATTAGTAGAATTGTATCTATCTCTTTCTTTATAATTTACTCCGTGAGGTGCTGGGCCAAACACTTCATCTGTAGAGAAGTAAATAAATCTTTCTAAATTCTTTTGTTTACGACCAAAGTTTAATATATTACATGTAGCAACCACATTGTCCATAACAAAACACATAGGGTCTTCTATTGATCTATCAACATGTGATGAGGCAGCCATATGTAAAATGTAATCAAACTGACCTAAATCTGCTTGTAACATCTCGTTTACCTCTGCTCTTAAATCATGGTAAACTATTCTTAATCTCTTTTGTGTTTCAGGTGGAAACTCTGTCATCATGTCTGATATTCTATTTAAGTTACCAGAATAATCTAATCTATCTAATGATACAATTTCCCAATCTGTATGTTGTAGTAAATGTCTAATCGTGTGATGTGCTATAAAGCCAGCACCACCAGTTAATAATAATCTTTTCATACTTTACCTCTTAAACTCATCCATTGTTTTGCTATCACCTCTGGTGAGTGGTGTTTTTTTATATACTTTTGACCTTCTTCTATTTTACTTATAACGGATTTAGGATTGTCTAACGCCCACTTTATATTTCTTTTTAAAGAACCCATACCTATAAAGTCACCATATTGATTATAACTATCTACACCTGAAGTAGTAATAACATATCTACCTTGTGCTAAACTATCCATAACTCTATTAGGACTTTTATATTTTACCCTATCTTTATTGCTAATAGACACAGGCATTAATACTAGATCACATTCTCTTACAAGTTTAGCCTGTAGTTCATAATCCCATTCATACATCTTTAATCTACCTTTAGGGTGGTAGTATTGGTCTAAATGTTGACCACGATATGTTAATCTTTTAGAAGCCATTTCATATTTTTGAGTTATACCATGTAGTGTGTATTTTATTTTCATAGAATTTAGTATGGCAAACAATTCTTCCCAATTTACCATCATAAAACTTTTACGGCCACCAAAATAACAAATATTTAAATGATCTTTAGGATCAAACTTTACTGGTTCTATATCTCTTTCATAAGGGTCATTAATAATGGTACTATGTTTATCAGTTTCCAAATATATCTTATGTTCTAATCCTTCACAAGTTGTAGTAATCATATTGGCGTGTTCACAACCAGCATTCATTATCTCTCTATTACTTTTGTGATCTTTACCTAGTCGCCACTTATCATCACAAACATCAAATATAAATTTTATACCATTATCTTTTAGATACATTATATCATTTACACTAGCTGCTTTAGCAACTATTACAATGTCATCTTTAGTAGCCTCTGTAACCTTATCAATAAAGCCATCTGTGGGCAACATGTGTTTTAAAGGCACTAGACCTCTAAATCTTTGACTTGCTCTTTTAGGTTGTTTGCCACCTTCAACCATGCCTCTGGCCTTAGGTAATAAAAATTTTATGTTCATTAATATAGGTCGCCTCTGTGAGGGCCAAGTTTAAAGTTATTAGGTTTCTGATCGTTTTGTAATTGATTAATTACTTTAAATGCCCAACCATTTGCTATTTCATCTATGGTAAAATGACATAATGATAAGTAAAATAAGTGTGCCTTTATTGTTAATTCTTTAGGGTATTTTGGATCGTGTATGTTTTCTATAAAGTTATTAGACAAATAAGAACCAGCGTTAGGTCCTAAAGTTGTAGCAGGGAAACCTTTTAGTATACCTTCTAACGAAGCAATACTATTAAAAGTAATTAATGAATCAAAGCCTTCTTTTATTAGTTGTGTTTGTAAACTAAACTTTTGTCTGTCACTTCTACCTACTTTTGGTCTTAATATAATTTCTTTAGTTGTATATTTTGGTGCCTCTTTTAAAAAGTTTTCAGTCCATTCTTCAGCACTACCACCAAAATGATTAAATACTTTTTGACTAGGTGGTACTAGTAATATTCTGTTTGATCTCTCTCGTCTGGTGTATCTTTGATTATCTCTGGAACCTAAACCCATACCATCAAATCTATTGTGAAAAATATGTGACTCTTTATGATGAAAAGCTCTTGGTATTTTTTTACCGTCATTATTATTTAAAAAAACTTGCTTATCACCATATACTTTACCAAATAGTCTTGTAAATATTTCATCTGTTGGTATATGATTTAAAGTTTGTAAGTTGTTTTTAGAAACTCTATGCCATTTTTTAGTTGTAAAGTTACCATAATAACCTGTATCAATATAATAAAAATCTATGCCTTTTTCAATACACTTATGAATAAGTGGTGATTTGCCAAGACCTCTAAAAATACAAGGTGATTTATCATTATCTAAATCTAATTTTTCAGTTCTAACATATTCACAATCAGGTATACCTTGAGCACAAGCGGCTATATAAGGGTCTGTTCTATTCTTACCTTTTGATTCTCTTTCGTCTGCTTTATCGGTTGACCAATCTACTGCTCTAATCATTTCTGCCTCTCTATAAATTTTTTAAAGTAATCTCCATTTTCTATTTGTTCTAAAGTCCAATGGCTTTCTCCTAGGCCATGTAAAAACTTATCTCTATCTAAATCATAATTAGGATTTTCAATGTCTTCTAAATTACCAGCGTTCATTGGTGTTAGATAACCTGTATGATGTGTAACAAACAATGGTTTACCTTCTATAATTGCTGGTGCTCCAGATGATGATGTAAATACAACAACAGCATAACTATCTTTTACTTCTTGTACTAGGTCAGGATAGTTATTACCTGGTGAGTGTATTTCAAAATCTTTAATAGTATCTTTTGCCTCGTATAATTTTTTAATATCTTCTTTGGCCGTAGGGTGACCCATTCCACTATGAGTTCTTACTACAATTTGTCTGTCTGTATATTGTCTTAACTTTTGTGCCGTTTCTATGGCCCAATCAGCAGCGTTTACACCATGACCTGAATAACCACCACTACCTCTATTACAACATACATAAATCTTTTTACCTTTTCTTTTGTATGGTTTTATATCTATCTCACATACATTTTTCATATACTCCCATTTTTCTGGTTTAGGATTATCATTAAAGTAATTTGTTTCATTAGGATAAACTTTACCATAAGCAATTCTTACAAATGAACCATGTATGTCTTGCCTTTTCTTTTCATATGTTCCTAAAATATTACTATCAAAATACCATATCTTACCCTCTGGTTCGTATCTTTCTATAAGTCGTCTTCTTAATATTAGACCAGTTCTATCTTCTTTGGCTGGCATAGTTCTTTGAAAGTTAAAACAAAATACATGTGAGTGTCCGTTTTTAACTTTGTCGTCTGGTGATAACTCTGCTCTCCAGTTATCATTCGCTAATTTACCAACACCTTTGGCAAATGCCTTAACTAAATCTGCTTTATAACCAGCAGGTGTGGTTGTCATTGTATAAACGCCTATTGTATTCATTATAAATCTATTTGAGTTGTATCCTTATATGTTTCAAACCATTCATCAGCATAGTGACAATCTTTATAATTTTTAAAGTATGGGCCACCCTCTGTATAATGTACTAGTTTAGCATTTGGATTATATTGATACTCGCCAACTAAATGATTCCATTCTACATCTACATGACCAATTAAGCCTTCGTCTTCTAACCATTTAAATTGGTGTAGTTGTAAACCTGTGGCACTGTTTACATAATCAGGTGTAAGATTGGTACATAAAGCATTATTAAAAATCATCATACTTGACCAATTCTTTTTAGGGTATGGTGTTTGTGGTTGATTCATAAATTTTATTGTAGTTGTAGGTGTGTAATCATGTTGTACACATTGTACGGCATACTTGGTAGTTCTTTGTCGCCATAATAATGATATATCAGCACGAGCTAACATATCACAATCCATAAAGATAGCATGACCAGAATAGTTACAAAGATAAGGTACAAGAAATCTGCTAAAGGCAAACTCTGTAGATTGTATCTTTAATCTTTCTCTAACAAATATGTCTTTGATATTTTCTAATCTAATTGGTGTTATAGAAATAGGTTGTGTAGAGTGTTTAAGTAAACTATGTGATAAGGTACTNAAAGCCACCTTCTCATTGTTATCGTAACCTACAAATATTCTAATCATTTACTGGAGCTCCAACACTTTCTCTTTTAATATCGTTGTGATCAAACTCTGCCCAATATAACTCAAAGGCAACACCATCTTCCAAACCTATAAATTGGTGAAACACACCAGGTTTTACTCTCATAAAATCACCAGCATTTAATATTGTTTCATCTACCAAGTCGTAATCATTCTGCCATACTTTGACCATCATCTTACCTGACTCACAAAAGAAACCGTTCCATTTAAATTCATGTTTATGTTTTGAACAAGCTACGTTCTTCTTGTAATTTATTCTATGAAACTCTAAAACTCCATTGGCGTGGATCAATTCTGTCTGACCCCATATTTTTCCTGCTTTCATTTCAACATTACCCCTGCATCTTTCCTTTTTTTACCTTTATAGTGGTCACAATACTCGGCCATGTAAGTGTCAGGCCAAGGATTGCCCACCTTGTTTATGTGAGGTGATAGATTGTGAGTTTTGATACCGTGTAGATATTTTCTTCTTACACAATCCCATACATAACTGTCGTGCCATTCTCGTTCTTTGAATAACAAGTCTTTTGTATAGTACCTTCTTAAATTATATATAAAACTTTTTGTGATAGGTTCTTTTAGATTATAACCTACAAAACCACATTCACTATANTAACTTGGTCTATCTATAAATGATATAGCACAATCCTCTGGTAAAAACTTTCTGATTGCTTCTCTCTCTGTAATAGTTTTCTTAAATACAATATCAGCGTCAGCCCAAAATACAATATCATAATCACAATCAAGCATAAGATGTGTCTTAGCAAATATTTTGTAAGCAAATCGTATGGCGTCCATCTTATAATCAGTTGTAGGTTCTTTATGTTTATCATATTGACTATCAACATTCTTAGGTTTATTTCTATCAATAAACTCTTGTAACTCTGGATTACATTTGTGTATATCTCTAAAGAATACACCTCTTACAGAGCCGTTTGGGCCTAGGGTGTAATTGTTTTGTGGTTGCCATCCTTCATGGTAAACATATAAGTCAAACGGCCAATTATAACTCTCTACAAATCTGTGAGCGTAATACTCGTATAGTCTTTTATTAAATGTGGTTACTAATGCTATCTTCATGTCCTGCTCTCATTATATAATAACTATCTATAATATCAGTTATTGGATTATTTAATTTTTGTTGATCAAATACTTTCATTAAATCAATACCTTGTGTGTTCTTAAATGTTTCATACATCTTTTCTTTGTCAGCGTTACCTTTACCTGTGGCAAACTTCTTAACAACACTTGGTACAATTGATTTACATTCATACCTTTTCTGTAATCTGTATTTAAGAATACCACCGTTCTCAGCAATCTGAAATATTGCCTGACCTTTTGAGCCATAAGAATAGCCTTCAATAAAAATTTGTTTTTCTGTTTGTTTTTTGTGTAGTGTGTCCAGAATATGGAGTACCCAATCTGATAGGATCTTAAACCTATTAATAGGTCCTGTATTTTCTTCGTGTTCATAACCAATAATATTATCATACATCTTACCAATATATTTTTTCTTACTTGTTAGGTAATAAAAATTACAATCACTAAATGAGGTACCACCACCTGTTGCTACACATACGGCAGGACTATTTAAACTATAATCAATTCCAACTATCGTCTTCGTTGTCAACTTCGTTTGACCAGATTTCATCTTCATCATCTCCAATTTCTTCAACTTCATGTCCACAAAAAGGACAAGTTAAAGGTTGTAAGTCTTGTACCTCAATGTCCCATTGTATTAAGTATTTAGTATCACAACTGGAGCAAGTTTTCTGCTGTTTTTCTATCATTATAATTTGAAAGACTTAAATTGGTCTTTTTTTACATCTTGTTTAATACCACCGATAACATAAGACTCAATCTCTGTTTCTTGTGGAGCATTTTGTGTGCTTCTACTATTCAACCAATGGTCAACCCATGGTAAAGGATTAGTTTTCTGATCGTATGCTGGTGTCAATTGTATACCTTTCATTCTTCTATTTGCCATAAACTCAACAAATTGATGTAAAAGTTTTTCTGATAAACCTATCATAGAACCTTTTGAAAATAGGTAAGTCGCCCAACGTTTCTCTTCCTGTACTGCTTCATCATACATCTTATACACTTCCTTTTCTGTTTCTTTTATAATCTTCAACATCTCTTTATCGTTTTCATAATCTTTCCAATTATTGATAACTTTTTGTGACATAGCCAAGTGTTGACTTTCATCTCTAGCAATAAGTGATATGATCTTAGCAGAACCCTCTAGTTTCTTTAATTCACCAAAGGCAAAACTACAAGCAAATGATACATAAAATCTTAAACCTTCTAATATGTTTACTGATACCATGGCAAGATATAATCTTTTCTTTAGTTCATACATATCAACTTTAGATTTATCTAGTGTCCATTGATAACCCATTTTAATTAAATCATCATAAGTTTTTGTAACTGAATTAGCTCTCTTTTCAATCTTTTCATCTTTTATAATAGTATCAAATACTTCACCTGGTTGTGAGTAAAGGTTTTTAATAATATATGTATAACTTCTACTATGAATAGTTTCCATAAAGTCCCATGCTACAATGGCACCTTCTAATTCTGGTAACGATACAAAAGGTAAAAATGCTAAACACGGACCTCTACCTTGTACACTGTCCAACATAGTTTGATACTTTAGATTAGAAGTAAATATAAACTTTTGTTCATCTCTTAAATCTAGGTAATCGTTTCTGTCTTTTTGTAAAGATATTTCTTCAGGTCTCCAAAAATAACCTAATTGTTGTTGTGTTAACTTATCAAATATAGGATACTTCATTGTATCGTATCTTTGTATTTGTAAATCTTCACCAAAAAACATTGGTTGTTTTGTGAAATCTACTGTTTTGCTTTTGTTTAATACTGATTTTGCCATTTATTTGTAGTCCTTATCCTCATTCTCGTTTCGTTTTTCATCTTTGTAAAAGTAATCATTACTATCACCAAATGCCCATTTTTCTTCCTGTTCACTGAAAAAGTATCTACTAGAGACCTGAAAGTCAGGTATCTTTAACTCTTTCGGCGTTAGTGATTGTTCAAACCATAACATTCTATTGTTAGGTTGGGCAAAGAATTGTCCGTTATCTAGTTTACCAAAGTTGTGTTGTTTATGTTCACTTGGTACTTCAGCAACTGTTGTATTTATAACATTTGAATCACTATGGCAAGCGTCAATAGTGAACAGATATTCACCTTTCATCTTCTTACCACCTTTTAACAGTATCTTTACATCACAATTTCTTAACAATCTTTTTGACCAAACTTGTATGTCATATGAAAAAGAATCCCATAGACACAACTCACCAAGTTTTAGTTGTTCTTCTTCTTTTATATCCGTTCTCCATGTAAAAGCACACAAAGGAAACTTATCAAAACAAGCACCATAATCTGGTAGATATGCCTCAAAATATAAGGCACGACCTTGTATTGATTTTACAGATACTAATATTGCTTCAACAAATTCTCCATGACCTTTTTCTAAATCATGTAAGTATTCTTTTTTAATAAAGACTTTTGTATAAGGTAAGTTTGCTACGAAATTCATTATATTGTACAGCTTTCACAATCTTCCTCGTCTATTTGTGGCTTATCTTCAGGTACATTATCAACAAAACCTATAGGGTGTGCCGGTTCATCTATATCTTTTTTAGCGTCATATGTATTTTGATAATAAGATGTTTTCCAACCTAGTCTATATGTTGTTAATAAGTCCTGTGCCATAACAGATACAGGTACCTGATTGTCTTCGTAGTTTTCTGGATTATATGACCAGTTGCCTGATATGGCCTGATCAAAATACTTTTGCATTACAGCAACAACATTAATATAACCCTCATTTGATTTCATATCCCATAATAAAGTATAATTGTTTTTTAATTTCTTATAGTCAGGTACAACTTGTTTTAGTGGACCTTTTTTAGACTTCTTAACACTTAAATAATCTCTAGGTGGTTCTATACCGTTTGTAGCATTAGATACCACACTAGAGGATTCAGATGGCATTTGAGCCGATAAAGTGCTATGTCGTAGACCCGACTCTTTGATTTCTTTCCTTAACCACTCCCAATCATAAGTTAGATTTCTGGTTACAACCTCGTCTACCTCTTTCTTGTAAGTGTCTATAGGTAAGATACCGTCTGAATATTTTGTTTTATGGAAGTAATCACAAGGGCCTTTTTCTTTAGACACTTCATTACTTGCCTTTAATAGATAGTATTGAAACGCCTCTGTAAGTTTATCAACTTGGCGCCATGCTAATTTTTGATCATAATTATATCCTTTTTTAGCAAGATAGTGAGCAAGGCCAATATAACCTATACCTAAACTTCTTCTTGCCTTTGTAGATATTTCGGCAGCTCTAACAGGATATTGTTGATGATCTATAATTTCATCTAAACTTCTTACTGCTAAATCACATAAACTTTCTAGTTCATCTCTTTTGTCTATTGTACCTACATTGATAGCAGATAATATACATAAGGCAACCTCACCATCTCCGTCTATGTGGTCAATAGGGTCAGTAGGTAATGTAATCTCCTGACATAAGTTTGACATTCTAATTAAGTCTTTAAATGATGAGTGAGAATTACAGTGATCTATATTCATTATATAAATTCTACCTGTTTCTGCTCTTTCTTTTAAAATACTACCAAATAAAACTTGAGCAGATACTTTCTTTTTCTTAACACTAATTTTTCTTTCAGCTCTTTCATAAAGGTCATCAAATTCAGGTGTACCCCATGCCTCATACAATTCAGGTACTTCATGTGGTGAGAATAAAGTTATTTCACCTTCTTGTATAAATCTCTCATAGAATAATTTAGAAAGTTGAATAGAGTAATCTAATTTTCTAACTCTATTATCTTCGGTACCTTTATTGTTTTTAAGAACAATAATGTCCTCTATTTCTTGGTGCCAAATAGGGAAGTGAACAGTAGCCGAACCGCCCCTAACTCCGTTTTGAGTACAGCACTTAACTGTTGCCTCAAATTTTTTAAGGAAAGGAATAACGCCGGTGTGTTGTACTTCACCGCCTCGTATCCTCGCATTGATACCTCGTATTCTACCAGCATTAATACCAATGCCAGCCCT